TAATTATGCAAAGTAGGCGGAGACAGCAACCACGCCCAACCACGCCTACTTTGAATAATGCATGTTAATGAGCAAAAGGGGAAGTCTCTCTCATTGGTTCGTTTAAAAAACGTCACCGAGCGGGAAACTCCGGGGGCGTGGTCCACTAAAAGGGGAAGTTCTCCTCATTGGTCCGCTAAACAGCCAATAGGAAAGCGACCCCCAGAATCACCTAATCTGCATTGACGTGTTTCCTTCCGCTTTTCGGGAGAGGATATAAGCAAGTGCACTGACGAATGGCTGAGTTTACCGTGCCGGGGAGCAGCGTCTGCCGAGCGGAGCGAGGCGCGACCGAGCGACTGGGCGGGAGCCGGGAACATCCGAAGGTATGTGGACGTCTAGGGGCAATTCGGGCAGGAGCACCCGGCGCAACGGGCAAGGCTCTTAAAAACGCTTGTCCCTCTTCATCCCCATACAGTGCGATGGGAGACTGGTTCATGCAGGGCAGCCCCCCGGACTTCGCGGTCCAGGAGGACAGATGGCTCAAGGCCGTTGAGAGCTGCCACCAGCTGTTCTGCAGCTGCTCCAGCGCCTGGGACCACCTGAGGAACATCCTGCAGACCCGCGGATACTGGCCCCAGGGACCACCACCGTACCGATCGGAACCCCACACGGAGCACTCCCGTCCGCCCCCTCCTAAAAAGCGGAGGCCATGGTGTGGAGGCGACGGTGGTGGAGACGCCGGCGCCGGCCCGTCTGGCGTCGCCGGTACCGCCGCTGGAGGCGCCGGAGGCGATGGCGCCGTCGGCCCCGTAGAAGAAGACGACCCTACCGTCGCCGACCTTATCGCCGCTATGGAAGAAGACGAAAGGTGAGGAGGAGACGCAGACGGACTCTAGTCGTCAGACAATTTCAGCCCCCTTACCAGAGACGCTGTAGGGTGTCCGGACTCGAACCCCTCCTTTACTTTGGCAAAAAGGAGGAGGAGAGACACTTCTACGGTAACAGACAGATAATGAAGGACGTTGATCAGACGGAGGGGGGCGGGGTGACGGACGGAGTGTTCTCCCTGGAGGAGCTCTACGAGAGCTACCAGGAGGGCTGGAACCACTGGTCGGCCAGCAACCAGATGCTTCCCCTGGTTCGGTACTTCGGGTGTAAAATCACCCTGTATCGCTCGGCGACAGACAGCTACATCTTCTGGTGGACTAACAGGCCGCCGTTCCAAGTAGACAGACAGTTCTGGGTGGGCATGCATCCTTACTGGATGCTCCGCAGAGGTCGCAAGGTGGTCATGCTAAGTAAACAACTAAAACCCTTTGCAAAAGACCACGTCACCATCAAGATAGGACCGCCCGCCCTCATGAAAACTAAGTGGTACTTTGCCAGGGACTTCTGCAAAACCTGGCTGCTCCAGTGGAGAGCCTGTTTCTTTAACCCCATAGATCCTTATATCCCCAGAGGCGCCAATAACACCACCGTTACCTTCTATGGCTTTCCCGGACACTCGTACCCCTCGCAGAGCCTATACTATACGTGGCAAGAACATCTTGCAGAAACAAACGTTTGGGGAATCACCAACGAATCTGAAAAGACAAAATTTGAGGCCCTCCGAAAAGCTTGGAACGAGCAGGCCACCAAAGGTCCCGTAGCGGGTTACAAAGCGGTCCTACAGGCCATGAACGCCTGGGCTAGCGTTGCCGCCCCAGGTCCAGAGGGTTCCAACTTTGCCAAAGGGACCAACGTGGCTCTAGGCCTCGCCAACCTGCTGTGGCTAATATACTCCCAGTACTACTGGCAAAATAGATCCCCCAGCCCCTGGGGCCTGCCAGGTGCCACCCTGGAGGCCATGAAACACCCGGAGGCCTGGAAGCCGTACGCCTACAAATACAGCTGGTCTCACGATAAAGGCAAGGGCAACAGATTCGCCATATGCGACTGGCCCTACAAAGACCAGCACGGAGAGCAGACCACTCCGTTAAACTTTGACCTGGAAATAAAGGACGCCCCTCTATGGTGGTGCGTAACCGCGGCGTACGACTGGGCCATCAGGCAGGGCAAAAACCCGGCCAACTGGAGCTTTTTCGTCCGCTCCGATTATACCTGGCCGCGGGCCGACAACATCATCTTGGCCTACTCAAGCTACTTTGCAGACAACGTAGTTAAAAATAAGTATGCCGACCCACAACATGCCACGGGCGGCTACTTTACCCTATACAGAGCCCCTAACCTCATTGACGGCAGGGAGGCCATAGATATCATTTACCGTAACGGTCCTTTCGCTCCTAAACAGGAGGAGAGCACCGGTAACGCCACTATCAAGTACCGCTTCTACTTTAAATGGGGCGGCACTCAGAGACCGCCCAGGCCCCAGCCCACAGATCCTTGCCAGCAACCAAGGTGGGAGGGACCTAACTTCCCTCCGTTCGATGGCCGAGCTCGCATCGATAATCCGTCCGACCAAGACCCCCGGTCGTACTTCTGGCCGTTCGACACCCGGCGCGGCTCACTTACCGCCTCCGCTGTCGACCGGGTTAAGCGATCTCTTGATGCTGTTACAGAGCCCTCAGAAACCCGGCTCCGGGAGGGCGAGGAGACGTACGGTCTGCCGCCCCCGGAGAAGCGGGCCCGATGGGGATTTCCGTCCATCCTCCCGACGGAGAACCCCACGGACGAGGACGAGCGATACCTCGAGGCGGAGGCGGACACCAGCAGCTCCGACGCGACGGACGGTGTGCCGGAGACGCCCTTCGAGCTCCTCCAACACATCCAGCGGGACCGCGACAAGCGGCGAGAGCTCCGAGGCAGACTGGCGAGACTCATCCTCCGCCTCCGACGACGACAGGATCCCGAGCTCCAAAACTACTACCCTTAAAGCCCGCTAAACTTACGTTCTGGCCGGAGGACTGGGACACTAAACCGGTCACCCCCGGCCGCATCACGGGCCCCGAGCTCCTCCTAGAGCTGGAGGTGGCCCGGGCTTTTAAACGGTTCCCTCGCACCCACCGCCAAGACGCCCCCACCTATAAGTGGCTCAACAAGAGCCGTCCCTCTCAGCCCATCTCCTACAAAGTGTGCTTCGATCTGTATCCAAATAAAATCTAACTGTGGCCATCAGTACGACTCTCCGTTGGCCTGGGACGTTTAGTAAAGTCTGACCCCCCCCTTGGGGCGCCCCCTAGAGGTCGCACCACCGGCGAGTTCTCCCTAGGGCGCCCGGCCTGCGGCCGGGGGGCCGGCTCGGCAGGCGCTGCGCGCCTGCCGCTCGCCGGAGCAATTCGCGGCTCGCAGGCTCGCCGCGCTTTTCACGTGGCCCGCGCAGCCTCTCACCTCACCCGTGGGCGCGCAAGGCGCGCCCCCGGGATCGCAGTCTCGACAGCACCTAGAATCGAGCACGGCGCGCGCAACGCGCGCGCCGTACGTCGCGCGCTGCGCTAGGCTTCCCGCCACCGATCGGCTCGCTTCGCTCGCCGCTCGGCTGGCCTTAATTTGCTAAAGGAACTCCGAGACGCCATTGGACACTGGGGCAGGTGAACCGCCTGAGGGTCGCACCAAGACGCTCGCTGACAGCGGCCCCCTTCGGGGGCCCTGTCCCACGCTCGCTCCTAACGTATCAGTGGAGCGAGCGCGATCCGAAACCGAAAGTGCAAAAAGAGGAAGGAAAGGGGGGGCGTTGCCCCCCCTTCAACCCCCCGGCGGGGGGGCCGAGCCCCCCCTGCACCCCCCCGGACTCCGCCCC